GAAGGGCAGGCAGGCTCGTTCTGTGTCCGGACGTCCGCGATCATCTTATCATGTCGCCGTACTCTAACCGGGCTTATGAGTACATCGCCAGCAATTGGAAGAAAACCAACTTGATGTTAGGTATGTCGTGGCAGTTCCGTGGGGCTACCATCTTCTTACATAACATCATCTGCGATCTACAGAAGAGAAGCGATGACCGCTTGAACTTCCTTGAAAGAGCTTCAGGTAAGCAAGCATTTGCTGCGGAAGCTGTGGTAAAGGATTTTCAGGAGAGCGAGGAGAGTAATTATTATTATTATTCTCTAGATGTCAGAAGGCAGGATGCTAGTGTTAACTCCTGCCAGATAGACTCTTATTTTGCCTTCGCTAGATCGTGTTGGTGGGTACCGGACAGTTTGCGACGAAAATTTGGCCGGGTGTTCAAGTGGAAACGTGACTTTCTGGTTCACACGCCAATTGCGCTCCCTGATGGTCAGATAGTCTACAAACACAAGGGTAATGTATCGGGGTCGCCTCATACGACTTTGATCAATACCTATTGTGTGGAGGAGGCCATTTACGCTCTGGTTGCGGCTGTCTGGGGTTCCAGTGCGCTTGACGATGTCGTCATGCGTGTTTACGGGGATAATGTGCTCCTTGTTGTCCCTAAGTCTCTATCTCGCAAAGTCTCCGTTGAAGAGCTTAGCGAATGTTTGGAGTGTTTGATCGGACAGGAACTCAATCCTGACGAATCTTACGTCTCTGATCATCTCATCCATGAGATCGGCATGGAAGGTAGAGACAGCGCGCAATTCCTCTCGAAACACTTCGGGAGGAATGGGTTGGTATGGCGGCCTGCCATCGAGACGATCATGTCGATGGTAGACCCTGAGGCTCGGGAGCTCTCAAACGGTGAGCGTTACGCCCGCGCAGTTGGCTTGATGTTGGATAATCCATATAACATCGAAGCTGTTTCCTTTTTGAACGAAGTGCTTGATGCGCTTGAATGGGGGGGAACCGTCCGGCCTGATATTTCAGACTGGATGCAGCGGCGTTGGAAGTTTCGTTTTCCTTTGGATGAGTTCACGTCCTGGGGATCGCTACGTCGGTTGGCTCCATGGGACGCTGTCAATCTCTATGCTATGCCTCACGAGGCTTTAGTTGGAGATCAGTGGCCCGATTTCGACAGGACGCGATTCGTAAGAGAGTTTTAGATTTGGAGAGTTGAACAATTATGTTCAGAATTCG